AACCAACAAGCGATACATGCTTTACCAAATGATATTCCACGAAGACCCTCAAGCAGCTATCTCAGTAGCTAGGGAACACGGACTGGAAGTAGACGAATTGAACGAAAAGCAATTCCTAGACGAAATGCGCTACCTAAGAATGCGTGATTGGTTATTCCAACTACAGCCTTTCTACCCTCAAAAAGCCCAAACTAAAAAGAACCAACGCCAAGAAGTCATAGGCAACCGAATAGTAGAAGTCTACGAAACTAGCGGTGTAGACAAGCAACCAATCCCGTTCAACGAGATTACTAAGAAGTTGTAAATGGGCTATTCGGCTCACCGTAAGCAGGCAGAAGCCCACCAGGCGTTTATGTCTGGTGATTACAAACGTGGCGTCCTTATGTGGGGGCGTCAGTCGGGTAAGACGTTCTTTTCCACCCAACACGCTTGGATTAGTGCTGTCTTAAAGCAAGGAAGATACTTTATCGTCTTCCAAACCTACAAACAGGCACACGAGGTTGTTTGGAGGCAGTACGTTCCGCTCATTCCCAAAGAGTTAATCCACAAAAAGAACGAGCAAGACCTGTTGATTGAGTTAAATTACATCGAGAACACCCCGATTAAACTCCCTAACGGCGAGACAATCATGGTTAATCACGACAAAACCAAGCCTAGAAGCACAATCCAGCTCTTAGGTTCTGACCAAGCCGATACTCATCGTGGTTTTAAGGGCGATGGGATGATATTTGACGAATATGCCACCCAAAACCCCGACCACTGGGACGCTGTCTATAAGCACTTCTTCACCACAACTAACGGTTGGGCTATATTTATGGGTACACCGAGAGGCTATAACCACTTTTACGATTTAGTCGAGTACGCCAAGGAAGATGACCGCTGGTTCTACCAACAAGCCACTTGGAGGGACTCACCCTACGTTAAAAAAGAGTTTATTGAAGAGGAAAAGGCTGAAGCCACCAAAAAAGGCACACTTTCCACCTTTCTACAGGAAGTAGAGCTAGAGTTTCGTGCTGTTCAGGGTGCAGTCTACCCCTCATTCAACCGAGATGTCCATATCGTTAAGCCACACGACATACCCGACGACCTCACTTATTACGGGGCTATCGACTTTGGTTGGCACACCACCGCATTCCTACTACTAGGAGTAGATAAAGACCAGAACTGGTACGTTATCGACGAAGTGTACGGGCGAGAGGAGACTTTAACAGACGTTATGCCCAGAATTAGAGACAAATTAGCCGACAAGCGCATATCTTTAATCATAGGTGACTCTGCAAACAGGGACGCAATAGAGATAATGGGCAAAGAATACCCGATGATGGGCGTAAATAAGGCGAACGACACCAAGGGTTACCAAGTGGGCATCGGTTTAGTCACCGAAAAGCTAAAGCCACGCATTCAGCTCACAGGACCGCCCAAACCTACGCTTTACTTCAGCAGCGTCTGTAAAAACCTGATTAGAGAGATTGAAGCCTACCGCTTCCCAGAAGATAAACCAGAGCGTAACCCTAGCGATGTACCTGTCAAAGAGGATGACCACGGACCAGACGCACTACGTTACCTGTTCCTACAACTCAAGTTTGGATTAGTTAAAGACGAAAAGCCGTTGAAGTTTGAAATCGAGAAACAAACGAACATGTACGGCATTTTGTAACAAAAGTGCTAAAATAAGGCTTATAACATAGGAAAACCACTCAATATGGCACAAAAATACGACAAATCAGACAAAAAGAGCAATTACGAGTACGAATTTAGGTCCGACTACAATTCTGACTGGGAGATTCACAAGAACTACATTAACGACTTTGATGCTTACGAGGCTATGCTCCTCGGCAAAGTATACGATTCAGTCAGTGGCTCAGTAGACAGCTCCAAGATTACAGACAGTTACGCTATGACCCTAGCTAAAGAACGTGCAGACCGAGTTATCGCTAAGACCCCAGACGGCGAAACCCAGAGCGTAGGTAAAGCAGATGTAGGTAAGGCACGATTCATGGATATTCTCCGCCAGAAGTGGATTTACCCCAACGCAAACGCCCAACGCCCATTCCAAGAGAAGTTAAACCTATGGCAACTCTACTCATCTGTCTACGGTTATATGCCAATGTTCTACGACTGGACAACTTCTAACACTGGATATGTTGGACCAGACTGTTGGTTGTGGAATCCACGCAACCTTGTCCCCCAGCAAGGCAAAGTGTCTATAGAAGATATGGATTACGTCACAGCCCTAACTTGGGTTAGCAAAAAGAAACTTGAAGAGATTATTGAAAATGAACCTGAAGAGGGTGTAGATGATGGCTGGAACAGAGACGCTCTAGCAGAACTACTCGAAACTGCAGGAAATAAGAACGCTGGTAACGATAGCGACCAAGACACTCTAGTTGAGCGAGACCGCAACCCTAGCGGAAGTAAAAAGGGTATCTGCCTAGCTACTCGCTACGAAGCTGGTGAAGATGGTAAATGGTGTACTTTCGCCCCAGACCACGGCTTTACCAAGGTTAGAGAACTAGACAACCCCCACAAGAACGGACGCATACCTTTCGTAGTTAAATACTCACAGCCCCTATTTGATTCATTCTACGGACTTGGCGACTTCCAACGAGCTAAACCACTGCAGTTCGCACGAGATGGTCTAACTAACTTCTACTTCGCCAACTTAAAGAGAAACCTAGCACCTGGCATCATCGTCAACGCTAACGGCGTAGTTAAGCACACACTTGACGTAACTCGAGCTAACCCAGTCCTAATGGAGACAATTCCTAACTCTATCCGCCCAATGCCTACCAACACGGCAGGACTTTCAACTTACCAAGGCGCACAATCCAACCTAACAGGCTCACTACTTAGCCTTTACGGAACACAGAACGCCTCAATCCCTGGTGCTGAATCACTCAACCCGAGTCAGGGTAAGACACCCGCAGCGGTTGAAATGTACTCATCTAAGGAAGCTACCCGAGATGGTGCAGAACGTCGCCACCTAGAAACAGCTATCGAGCAACTTACAGACGGATTCTTTAGCCTAGTAGCTAATATAGGAACAGAAGATATCCCAGTTTCACTATTCGGCGAAGACATCGAAGCTATCCGAAAAGCAGGACTTGAAGATGTTGTAGGACTATTCTCAGGCAAATTTAGCCCAGACCAAACCCTCACAGCTGGCGACTTAAGAATTGACCCTAAAGCCCTAAAAGGTGTTGAGTATCGCTTTAACATCACGACCAACTCGACTATGCAGATAAACAAAGAGAAGCAACTCCAGAACCTAGAACGCTTTGTGGATAATATGGGCAAGTTCCAGAACATCTTTAAGGACGACCCACGAGTAGAAATCCACCCAGAAAAGATTGGTGCATCTTTCGGAACACTTAGCGACATACCTAACGCCGATGAGTTCGTAACCTCTAAAGAAGGACCAGACCCACAAGAAGCTCAAATGCAACAGAAAATGCAAGAGCTTGAAATGCAGAACCAGAAACTCACCCAGACCCAAGTTGAAACCCCTGCTGGTAACCCTATAGACCCTAGCGACCTGATTAAACTCTACCTCGGTAGCGACGACAACCCAGGGCTACAAGAACAGCTAATCCAGACACTAGGTTACAAACCCACTCCTCGCCAACCTGAAGCTATAATGAACAGCGCTGGAATGTTTCACGACCCAGAAGTAGCTCAAGCAGCCGAACATATTGTTGGTATGTCAGGCAATCCCCAAGAGCCCCAAAGAGCAACAGCCAACCCAACAGGCAGTTACAATGACCCAGACATAGCAGAAATTGCTAATGAGATGGATAAATTAGGCGCACCACAAACGCCACAAGGAGGAACAGAAGATGGAGCCACAGAACAACTTGATAGGTGATATAACTGGGGTAGAATTGCCCCACATGAGCCTAGAGAAAGAAGTCTTAGTCGAAGAAAAGAAAATGGCTAAGTATTCTAAGACTAAAGAGTTTAAGAGAATAAAAGAGCACTGTGAGGATAGAATCAAGTTCTACCAGCAGTATCTACCTAACGGCTCGGAAGTAGCACTAGACGTCCGCCCCACCGCAGAGGACTGGGCTGTAGCTAACCGAGTTATAGGTGAACTAAAAGCTCTAATGAACATGTACCAAATAGCCTCTGAAGCAGTTAAAGAAAACGAAGATGCCTAAATACTATCACCCGCAAACAGACCAAATGAGAAAGTTAGACGTAGCACTACCTACTGCTGACGCCCACGGAACAGACGAGGAAATCCGCAAGAACCTTAAACCGCTCAAGCCTAGTGAGTGGCGATTAGAGGGTAACGAACTTATAGGAATGACCGATATGGGCGAACTTAGACAGACTATTCCGCCCGACTATATATGTTATGGCGTAGATGATAATGGTTTACCGATATTAAAGAAAGTAGTATTATAAACTCAACGGGTCGCCCGCCGTATACGAGGGCTGTAAATAAAAAGGGTCTCCCGCCTTACAATCGAGGGAAGAAGGATACAAAATGGACGAAGACGTTAGCAAATTAACTGACGAAGAGCTAGATGCTCGGATAGCAGGAGAGGAGCCAGCCAGTCCAGAACCTGCTGAAGAAGCTCCTAAAGAAGAGGAATCAACAGCAGTAGAACAGGACACGCAAGAGACTCCCGAGGAGTCAGAGGCACCAGCTGAAGAGCAACCTGAAGAAGATAAGGCGCAGGAAGAAGTCACAAACGAAGAACCTGAAGAAAAGCCACCATCGAGACGTGAGCAATTACGCATTCAGCAGTTGTTAAAGAAGTATGGACCACCACCTGAACAACCACAGGTCGCACCTTCCCAACAAGAGGCAATTAACTATCAAGAAGCCCTAGACGCAGACCCAGAAGTTATCCAACAACTGGAAGCTGACCGACAGGCTTATGCCGAAGCTCAATATAGGGCTGGAGCCGACTCGACAAGAGCGGAGATTCGCACAAGTGAATGGCGCACCACATTAAACTTTGATGCACCCCAAACAGAAGCGAAGTATCCATGGCTTAACCCTAAAGACACCGCTAACTTTGACCCCGCTATGGCAGATGCCGTAAACGAGGAATACAAATCATTAGTTGGTTACAATGAGCAGACTGGTTTAGTCGAAAGACCTGATATACGTTACTCTGATTTCGTAGAAGCAAGGGTAGAATTATCTACTCGTCTAGCAAAAGCTATGACAGCCGACACAACCAAGAACATCGCCAAGCAAGCTGCTACTACAGGCTTACGCCCAGACGGTAGCTCCGCAAAGCGCATGAACTTAAACAAACCAGCCCATCAGATGACTGATGAGGAACTTGAAGCCAAACTAGCCCAAAGTGGCTTTGGCACCAAATAGACCTCACAGCCCTTAAAAACTAACAATAGAAAGGATTGTCTCAAATGGCAACCCCAACAACCAACTCGAACACTACCCGAGCTATTGCGCAGACCGCACAATATATCGAGGAAAAGTGGACACGAGACATTCAGCAACCATTCGATAAGATGCTTGCTATCGCTAATCTAGTACAAGACCGAAGCGGTCTAGTATCTGACGGCGGTGATACAGTAAACATCCCATTCGCAATTCAAGTTGACGCTCGTGCTAAGTCTGCTTCAACAGCAGTAACTTACGATGTACCTAACGGTGCTCCTATCACGCTTGCAATCGACAAGCACTACTACAGCGCTGCTCTAATCGAAGACATCGCTAAAATCCAATCTAGCTACGACCTAAAAAGTGCGTTCCAAACACGCATGGCTGAAAGCCTAGCTCGACAGATTGACACTGACTTAATGGCTCTATACGCATCTGCAGGTACAACTGTATCTGGCGGTGCAGCTATTGACGACGCTGACATCTTGGCAGTAGTAACAGCCCTAGACTCAGCTAACACCCCAGCTTCACAGCGTTATGGTGTTATCGGTCACAACACTAAGGCTGACCTATTAGGCGTTAACAAGTACGTCGCTTACGACCAAACAGGTAAAACTGGCAAGGCTGTAGACGGCTCACTAGACCTAACAGGCTCTGTATACGGTATAGACCTTTACCACAGCGGTAACGTTCCTACCAACACTACAGGACGCAACCTATTCTTCCACAAGAAAGCTATCAACCTTGCTAAACAGCAAGCTCCAAAGTTTGAAATGGAATATAGCGTTGACCAAATCGGCACAAAAGCCGTACTTCACACTGTTTACGGTGTGGGTGTTGAACGAGCAGCTTCAGTAATTGAGCTAACTCGCACAACTGCTCCGTAGTCTAACTACTGAGTTAACTGCTGGGCATCAGTTAAAACTGCCCCACAGGGAAAAGCAATTTAGTCCGAGTACCGTGTAATAAAAGAAAGACAATTAGAAATTATGGCATCACGAAACGAACTAAACATACGAGCACAGGCTGTAGGCTTCGACGCAAGCACCATTCCTAACGACTCAAAGCTAGAACAAAAGGTTCTTTACCTAGAGAAGCGACAAACAACTATCTCTGGTACAGCAGCAACCACTACTCTTACATCATCTGGTGTAGCAGTAGCAGATGAAACTATCGTAGTTAACGGAGTAACCTATACTTTCCGTGCAGCGGTAGATAACACTGTAGCTAACGAGATTAAGATTGGCGCAGCAGCGACTAACACTCTCGATAACATCAAGGACGCTATCAACGGAACTGAATCTGTAGCAGTACGAGGTACTGACTATTCTCAGCTAACCAAGCGACACCCAGACGTAACTGCTGGCGCAAAAGACGCAACTACATTAGTGATTGCTTCTACTAACAGCAACGCCAACGGTGCATTCACCACTACTGAAACTATGACCAACTGGGCATTCACTGGCGCAACAGCTAGTGCGGGCGTAAACGGAAGTGTTGTTTCAGCAAGCTCTACAACTGCTGGCGCTCCAGGACTATCTGGCGATAAGAACACGACGTTGTAGGAGGATTAAATGAATCCCCTAAATTCAACATATATTAGTACAGCAACCACTACGACAGTTAAAACTGGTCGTGGTAGCCTCGCTCGTATCGTCATCAGCGAAACCGCAGCTGGTACAATAACCATCTACGACAACACATCTGCTGCTGGCACAATCTTGGCAGTATTCAAAGCATCTGTAGTTGAGGGTAGTTACGAAATAGGCTGTCGTTTTCAGACAGGCTTAACTGTAGTAACAGGTGGCGCAAGTAAAGTCTCAGTAATCTGGGAGTAAGGAAATAATATGGCTCTAGGTAAGAAAAAGAAGGAAGTAGAAGTTGACGAAGTAGTTGTCAGCGAAGTTGTAGAAGTACAACACGTTGTTGAGAACTTAAAAGTCGACGTAAACGACCCTCGTGTTGTCAACCCAACAGTTGACGGCAACGACCAACCCAAAGTAGATATCAACGTACCTGCGTAGAACTACTCACAATTAAGCACCTATTGTAATGATGGGTGCTTTTTTGTTAAGATAAATTCAGGTACTACAATTTATGGCAAGAAACAGCAAAATATCCTCATTAGACGCACTAAAAGCCGAACAAGAGGCTAGTAAGCGTAAAGAAATCCGTGCAACGGGTTTTGCTAAGATGCACGAAAGAGACAAGGGCTATGAGCGTTTGTCTAACGGCACGGTTTTTGCTTGGCACGTCGACCCCAAGATACAAGAGCGTTATCTAAAGGCTGGTGAACTAAAGAAGAACATCCCAGAAGATAGCTTCGTACTTGTAGTAGACGGAAAAGAAATACTTTTTAACACGGACGAATTTAGACAATCTCTAAGATGGGCTTAAATGGACAATCAACCAAAAATAAACAAAGCGACACTTACCCCAGAACAGAGGGATAAGTTAGAGCAATACCAACAAGCCGAAACTCAGCTACAGACACTTGAAGACATCGCAAAGATGACTCAAGAAATTATCAACATAGTAGACGACAGCGGTAACGTGGACAAAATCGGCACACTTCTTATAGACATTAGGGAAACTTTGGGCGGATTAAGGGACAAGGAAGCCCCAGAAACCCCCGATTACGCTAAACCAGTAGTTGATGCCGTATCTAAGCTAGAAAAGGCTCTCAGCGCCTCAATTAAAGGTATAGACGTTAAACCACAAATAAAAGTCGACGCTCCTGCGGTCAACGTTAGCCCTCCAAGCGTTGACCTCAAGGGTGTGGAAAAGGCTGTCAGTGGGCTATCTAAGTCATTCAAAGACGCTATTAAAGGCATTCCCCAAGTTCCTAAGACCGACTTCAAGCCCCTATTATCTGCGTGGGAGGGCATATCTCAACAGCTTACTAGCCTAGAAAACACGACTAGGATGAAGCCCCAAGCGCCCACGACCCTCAAGGTTACTAACCCTGACGGTAGTTCTATCGGTTCTTTGGCTGGAAGCACTTACTATCAATCATTTAACGACACCACAACCGACACTAATCTTGTCTACTTGGGTAAAGCGGTAGCTGGCTCTGATGCCACTGACGCAGCTTGGCAAATCAAGCGATACAACAAGTCGGCAGGAACAATGACGTTTGCGGACGACATAACAACATTTACAAAACAATGGAGTGGCCGTACGGGCTACACCTATTAAAGGAGTCTTATGGCAAAAGAAGTCAAAGAAGAAGTTAAAACTCCAGTGTCAAATAAGCTCGATAGCTGGCTCATATTGGGCTACGAGAAATTGGCTCGTGAGTATGGTCTATCTATTGAGGAAGTCCAACAAGCAACAATAACTATTAAAGGCGGTGAAGTAACCGTGAAAGGTAAGAAATGAGTAAATCAAATACATTTGAGAACGACCTATTAGCTCTCATCTTTAACAACACAGACATAGCCGACATCGGTGATGCGGGTGGTCTACAGAACTCAGCAACAGCAGGTTCTCTATATGTAGCACTACACACAGCCGACCCAGGCGAAGCAGGAACAGCAGCAACTAACGAAGCAACTTACACTGACTACGCTCGTGTAGCAGTAGCTCGAAGTGGCGCAGGATGGACTGTATCAGGAAGCTCTGTAACTAACGCAGCTCAGATTACATTCCCTCAATGTGGTGCATCAGGTAACACAATTACCCACGCTTCAATAACAACCGCTTCAAGTGGTACTAGCAAGATTCTATACTCTGGCGCACTATCTAGCTCACTAGCTGTAGCTAACCAGATTACACCGTTCTTCGCAGCAACTACTGGCGTTACTGTAACTGAGGATTAACATGACTCCTCTAGTAGTAACTCCCGAAGAATACGCCACAGGCAACTACCCTAAAGACACACCTATCATGGTGGGTATGAGCGTAGACCTTAAAGGCCGTAGCAAGATGAACGCAGGACAGCCTACTAAAATCGTAGTTAAGATGAAAGCAGCCTAATGATTCGTAGTGTTAAACAATTAGTCGATGCAGAAGAAGCTGGCAAGGTTCGCCAATATACATGGCGTAAAACACCTTCACAGGCTACTACTGCTGGTCTATGGTTTGACCTATCTATGAGTCCAGGACGACCAGTACCTAAGTATTGGTTCGATGCTCCACCTGCGATTGCTAAGGCTGTATCGTACTCAGCCGATGGTGGGCTGGAACATGGTGGCGGTGTATCACCAAGCGAGAAGTATCTACGACTCACTACTGGTATTGCCACCGCAGCCACAGCCCTACCTCTAACAATGGTATTGTGCGACTATCTACTTTACTACCCGTCTATAGATGATTCAGTCCTAGACGAACAAGTAATGGACAACACTGTTACCCTACCTCGATACACGGATGGTGATGGCGTACAAGTCATAGCCGTATCTGTCGCTGGTAGAACAGGCGGTGCAAGGTTCTACTTTACCTACACAAACTCAGAGGGTGTATCTGGCAGGACTTCACGAATCTGTTACCAGAACAACGCTGCTGCTTTAGGTACGTTGCAGAACTCTGGTGCTAACAACAACGCCTCAGCAATGCCGTTTGTAGGCTTACAGGCTGGTGATAGTGGTGTACGCAGCATTGACTCTGTATTTATGCTTGACGCAGATGTAGGACTAATGACACTGGTATTGGTCAAACCTCTTGGCACTTCTGTTATACGAGAGATAACCGCACCAGCCGAGAAAGACTACTTTTTAGAGAGTGGCACAGTACCACGAATATACGATGACGCCTATTTGAGCTTTTTATGCCTACCACAAGGAACGTTGGCAGCAACAGCACTCATGGGAGATATTAAGACAATATTTACTTAAACAAGGAACAAAACAATGGCAGGATTTACATCACAAGACCAGATAATAAGCGCACAGACCAACGGACAAGCATGGAGAACCGATTGGTCTAAGAACATGAACCCAACAGCAGCAGCGGTTGCTAACGAATGGCACTCACTAGCTAGGGGTAACGGAAACCCTGGACCAGACGCTATCTTCGACGCAGGTTCTAACCTCACATTCCAAGCAGTAAAAGACACGACAACATCAGCGAGTTCAATTCAGCATGGTGGTAACGTACAGCCAACATACAACAAGTATCTACTTAGCGGTTCAGCAGTATCGGCAGCAGCGACATCACAGCCAACTGTTATGACACTTGTGGACATCGTAGGCTTTTACCGAGTAACCACAGTTACTACAACTACAGAACAGGCTACAACTAACACACTAGGACAATCTGACACATTCACAGCAGACGCAGGAACAGATGTTTGTACCTGGACTTCAACAGCCAACATTCCAAGCAACGTCTTAACTGGCACTAAGGTTCGTCTAACAACAACCACAACACTACCAGCAGGGCTAGCTTTAGCCACAGATTACTACGTTATTGCTTTGTCTAGCACTACATTCAGCCTAGCTACATCATACGCTAACGCAGTCGCAGGGACAGCTATAAACATCACCGACGCTGGCACAGGAACCCACACAGTGAACTGGTTGTTACCTCGCTACACAAACGGTGCAGGGCTTAACGCTATCTTCTTCAACCCAGCATCAACAGCTATGGGCGCAGGAACACCCAACCTCTCACTGAACTACACAAACTCGGCTCAAACAGCTTCAAGGGCAACACCAACTGTTCTACCAGTAGGCAAGACAGCAGCTACTAACTCGCACATTCTATACACAGGTGCGACTGGTGCAGGTAAGTACAACTATGCAGTACCTAGAGCTTCAGGCGATTCAGGCATAGCTTCTATTGAGGGTATTAGGAACTCAACATCGTATGTATCTGGCACATACACAGTAGCCCTATACAAAGAGTTGGCTCGTTTCCCAATCACCACACTAGGCGTAGCAGCGGAACGTGATTTTCTTAACCAACTACCAAGCCTACCAAGAATCTATGATGGCGCAGCACTTTACTTCCTAATCGGTAGTGGCGCAGCCACCCCAGCTAACTCTGCATTCAGCGGACACCTAGACTTCATTTACAACTAAGGAGTACAAAATGGCATTACTCGGCAACTACTCAATCTATCTCAAGAACCCTGCTACATATATAGGTGGGGTTCAGGTTAGTAATGTTCGTAGCGCCTTTAATGCTATGGGGCAGAATCGCCAAAGATACTACCCCGAAACGTCTAGTGGCTTACCCTTAACCTCAGCACTCCCACAGGGCTACCTAACCCCTAGTGCATGGATGATACCTTACCGAGTGGGCGGTATGTCTATGAGTGATATGAACGGTACAGCCACGCTCACAGGCGCAGGTGTTGCAGGACTAGAGGGTACAGTTACAATGGCTGGTACTGGAGTTTTAGAGGCTACAGGCGGTCTATTAGCTGGACTTGAAGTGACTATGGCTGGTAGTGGTGAGTTAACTCTTATCGGTGGTGGACTACTAGAAGCTATTGTAGAGATGGCTGGTTCTGGTGCATTAACTGGAGCATTAGGTGCAACTGCTGGTATGACTGTTGAAATGGCTGGTGTCGGCACAGCATCTTTCGCCCCAAGTGGAACAGGAGAGATGGAAATAACTATCTATGTAAACGAAGGTGCGGCCACAGTAGACCAAATAGTAGATGGCGTAGTAGACAGCCTCGGTTCAATCACCGCTACAGTACCTAACTTACTAGACACTGAAACAGGGTCGGTTATAATCCCACTCGACTAACACTTGACACTAACCATAGCTTGTGATAAGGTGTCTATATAGAGGAGGTTTTATGTTTTTAATAGGAATAATTTTAGTGGCTACATTACACGTTCCCACATTGAGTAGTGTGAAGATTGACCCCACTGCTCGTTCTAGCACGGCACGAACCATATACTTAGACAATCGAGTAGAACCAAACAGCAGAATGTTTAACCCCCAATAGTTTGCTTTTGTCGCCGTTGTTGCTTATTATGTAGACAGATAACATATCTAATAAATAGGAAACAAAACAAATGCAAGTCGGCGTTCAAAAAAACCCATACAACTCTTACGCATCATCTGGACCTAGAAGCTCTAGCATACCAAAAAGTCAAACAAGCGGTGGCGTGCCTATACAGGCGGGCTGGAACGCTGGAACAGGTGGAGTTCCACAAGGCACTAAAATAAATGTAGGTGCCCCTGCTCGTACCACCACTCAAAACACCACTACTCAACAACAGTATTCTGCTCCAGCCCCCGACCCTTACGCACAATGGGGTGGTCAAGCTAAATACCAAGCCCTAGTAGATGGCTTCAACTCTCAGAAATCCAACATCTATGGCTCTGCTACTGACTCAGCTAATGGAATTAACGCCGAGTTCGGCAACAGTATAGACGCTTTTTTAAGTAGCAATCGCACAGCTCAAGCAGTTATAGATAAAAACGCAGCTAAGAACTATCTCGCCAAACAACAAGGCGTAGCAGGTATTATGGGCTCGGTTGGACGTGGAATACGCTCTAGTGGCGTTATGCTCGCTAACAAGAACGCAGGAAACTCAAGCGCAGCTGGCGCAATCGCAGCAGCTATCGGCAACCAAGGACAACGACAAATGGCAGACGTCGGTAACCAATTCGCACTAGGACAAGACGACATTAAAACCGCCCAGACAAACTTTGCAGAGCAACAACGGCTCGGAGCTAACCAAATAAGAACCACTAAGCAAAGTAAAATTAACGAGCTTGTACTTAGCGCTCGTGATAAATTCGCCCAACTTGACGCGGCTATGGCTAACGCTTCGCTACCAGGTCGTATCGCTATTGACCAAGAACGTGAAAAAGTCCGTCAACAAGTAGTAGGACAACTACAAGGACTAGACACACAGCTTAACACTGGAATCGCAAGCATACAGGCACAATCAGAAGACCAAAGGATGGAAGAGGCTTCTAGGCTCGGCAAAGAAGGAAGAGACCTTGGCGCTGACGCATTCCAATACTCCACAGAAATACCTCTAGAACAGCAAAATACTGGTCCATTCGCATCAGAACTACCATTGTTTAGTCTTAACCGTGGTAAACGAACGATAGCATAGGGGAGTACCATGAGCGTACTCAATCTTTTCAAAAAGGTAAAAGCCCAAATAGACCCCTTTGATAATGGGGCTACTTATAGTAGTCCAGCCGCCCGCCCACGCCCACAGCCAGTTCCAGTCCCAGCACAACGTGGTCCACTACCCCTCTACTCAAGAGACCAAACTTCTCAACGGCTCATGGGTGCTCCACGCAACGACTCCGAGCAAGGCATGAGGGCTATGGGAATGCCAATATGGGCTCCAACTGCCGACCCCAACCAACAGTCTATAGGTTATAAGCCAATGGATGATGCGACTAGAAGCGCCGTAAATAGAGCAGCCGAGGAATTCCAGTGGACACCCAAATTCAGGGAGATTGTTGCTAAAGCCCAACCACAAATAACTAACCAGATAAATAGTGGTGGACTCAACAATATAAAAGCTGCGGGTACTTATAGTTCAGTAGGTAAGTCTGGTTTCCGTCCTTATAACCAGTATATAAACGAGCAACAAATAAAGATTGACCCAAAGTACGCAAGCCCTAACGTGATTACACACGAGGGACTTCACGCTGCTGATTCTAAGGGTGGCTATGGAAACCGTAGAGATTTTATAAAAGCTTACAACCAAAGCACCGCCCCAGCGATTCAAGATTATTTATCTAAAAGAACAGAGGGTTATAAATCCAACCAATCACCACAGTCTTTTTCTAAGTTTAGCCAACTTAATCCATCTATGAGAACTGAGCTACACTCATACCTAAGCGAAATACCTATGAGCACAGGACAAAACCTCCCTAAAGGCTTGCAAGATTACTACAGGCGCTACTTGGACACAAGTCTTGACCAGAAACTCAACAGATATAAAATGGGGCGCAGTATCAACGACGCCCTTACTGGCTACCGTTATCGTGTACCACAACCAGGGGAGGACTAATCATGGGATTAAGCCTTCGCAAACTCGGGTCAAAGATATTCGACCAAGTAAACCCTTTCGATAATGGCAGGACATATCAACAACGCACCCCTACTAATAATAGGAGTGTAGTTCAACAAGCGGTTAATAGTGGGGCGTCTAACGTAGCTCAAGGTGTAGCTAGGAACGCTGTCAGAGTAGCAGGACAAACACCTGTAGGGCGAGTGGTGGCACCAGTAGTCGCGCCCATATCTAGCCCTCAAGACTTTATAGATAACGTATCAGTACCAGTAGAACGAGCAGTAACTAAAAGCCCAGTAGGCAGGGGTTTACAAGGTGTGGGTCTAGGCGCTCTTAGAGTGGGCGCAGGTTACGCACAAGCAGCTGGTGGTGCTTATGACCTCGCAACCCCAGGTCTAGGCAAGAACAGACTCAGTAAGAGTGCTACAGCTCTAGGTAAGCAAACAGACGACACGCTTAAAGAGGTGGGCGGAAACCAAGCCATCTACAAAGGCGCACAATTAGGTTCTGAACTTCTCTTACAATACGTTTTAAAGGGTGCTGGTTCACTCGGTAAAGTAGGTATTAAGGGCTTATCACAAATACCTAAAGTAGCTTCTGGGGCGAGTGCAGTATCTAAAGGTGTTAAAGTAGCCACAAGCCCAGTCACTAAAGCAATAAACCCCGCCACAGCCAAGGTATCTCAAGGAATAACCAAAGTAGGAACTAAGGGTCTAGGCGGTAAGATAACAGCTAAAGCAGCCACAAACATCGTCAGCCCTAAGTATCAAGGTGTAAACGCAGCCTTTTCTGGCATACAATTAAGCAAAGAAGCTGCTCAAGGTAGGGCAATCACACCCGAGAGAATTGCTACAGATTTAGCTATCGGTGGTGTAGCGTTTCCTGTCGCTGGAGCTGTAGGCTCACAAGCATTACTACCAGGTGCTAAAATTGCACTCAAAGGAGTTGGCAAAGGTGCTAAAGTATCTGCTAAAGCCACCCAAGATGCTATCCAAGCAGTACGCAATCCTTTGAAGCCTTTGAATGAGGCAGGGTTTGCTAAAGTACCAGGTAATGACCCACTAGACTCTCTAAGAGCTGAAGCTAGGAAGTATAAGAGTGCTGAGGAGTTTGAGAAGAGCCTAAATGCTATGAAGTCTGGCACGATTACAAGTGTCGGGCATTTGCCTATCGAGAAAATCAATAAGACGCAGATTAAGGCACTCACCGAAAGAGGACTGCCCCACACTGATACAAATATGAAAGTCAGTGATTTTAAGCCTGGCCGCCAAGTAACGCAACCGCTGGAAGTGTACTCAAAAGGCCCGTCATGGGTAGTAGAAAACGGCAATCACCGTCTAGCCCAAGCACTAGCTAATGGCGATACTCATGTACCAGTAGTATTCAAGCGTGGCGAGGGCAAGGCATACGCTACCCCACTCACCGACCTCTACAACCAAGCCCACGCAGAAGCCCCACAAGTAGGTAAGACAGACACTAAGAGGGTGCTTGCTGAAGGCTTTATGGATATAGACACTAGAGACCCTATAGCTGTGCGTGGTGTTTTTGATAAGGCTGGATATGTAGACAGGGGTGGATATAAGGTACATCCAGACGTTGACCCACGATGGGTAGACGATTTATCTCCAGAAACAAGACAGCTAATGGCTGACGAGGGTATTACATACATAGACCCTTCTCCAGACCAGGACGTATTCGCCATGGCAGTACAGAAGAACCTTGGAGACAACAAGGTAAAGGGAATCTCTGTAAATAGTAAAAAAGACGCAGGGCTGTTTACTAATAAAGACTCAATAGTTGTTCACGAAATTGGACACCACAAATGGAATCAACTATCACCAGCAGAAAAAGCGGAGTGGGGAAACCGACCAGCACAAAGCGAATTTGGCAAAAGAATTGAAGCTGGACACCAACACTCAGGAGCTATGAAGGGCGAAGAAGAGTTTGCAGAACAGTTTGCCGCACAACAAACAGGAAGATATGGCGGTGGCGGCGCACCCACTAAAAACAAACTAG